GGCCAAAGCCACAGATATCTGAACAGCTTGTGTTTGCTGATGGCAAAAAGCCAACGCCAGTAATTAATGCTGTGTATATGGCAAGCAAGCGTGACATTACACGCATGGAAAAACTGCACACATTTATGTCTGGCCCACATCCTGTGACCATACATACAATGATGGCAGTCTGGTCTTGTTCACAGAAAGCAGCAGAAGCAACGCTGTATCGGTTTGAAAAAGATGAACGCTATGTAGTCTTCAAGACAAAGACTAAAGGACATCCAACACTTTACACAATCAAGGAGGCATCATGACTTTACCAGCACACTTGATTGCACAGCAGGGAATGTTCGATTCCCTGCAAGTGCAGAAGCATCACCAAACAACCATTGATTTGGTGAAGGTTGGCACAGCACTCGGCAACAAGTTATGGCCCAACGAAATCATGACTGTTGCCGAATGCATTGTCGGCAAAGACACACCAGCATTCAACCATCTCATCAAGCATGCGATGGAAGAATACGAAAGACTAGCAAATGCAGAAATGGAGGCACTTGGAGATGGATACTGCACAAATCAACACGTCGGATGACATGTCATGGTCACAGGCTCATGGTCTTGTGCAAACTCTTGTTATAAAAGAGATTGTTGCGCTTGACCAAAAAGCTATATGGCATGATGACTGTCCAGAGGAAGATGATTATTCACATTCAGAAGCAGCTAAAATGTGTAGGCGTGATGCTGAAAGATTGCGTCAAGCATTATTTATTTTAGCAAGAGGAGTATAAAATGGCTTATGAAATAGAGACAATGAATATTGACAAAGAACTGGCTAATGGTTTGACAGCTACATTGCGTAAACTAATACGTGATGAAGTAATAAACGTGATGAATGATATGCCAGCTGCTGTGGATGATGCAATATGCAACATATCTCGTGAAGTAGCTGAAGCAGTTATGGATGATGATCTCGATGACAAGATTACAAGTTGGATGCACGACAATCTTCGTGACCAACTTGAAAACAACATACGCATTGTCATAGACTAACATACAGCGTCAAGGTGTCTCGAATGCCTTGACGCATTTATGCTACACAGTTATATGTACTAGATGATTACATATTTAGAACAATTAAATAATGCAGCAGCACCAACTGGCATCAAATTAGTTGAGTTCTTCAAGCAAGCAAAGATACCTACATCAACATACTATCGTGCAATCGGGGGTCAGGATTTGCGTCTATCAACAGCAACAAAGGTTGAAGATGCGATCAACACTTACTCACTACACAAATCCCAGAGTGAATACGAATAGCTGGCAGGATTTAGTTGCAACTCTTGTGGCTATTAGAAACAAACGTGGCTATAGTCAAGAAGAGTTAGCACACCGCATTGGATGTGCTGCATCTTTGATACACAAATGGGAACAATACAAAAGAGTTCCGTCAGGATTTATGTTTGTCTGCTGGCTGGATGCGCTCGAAGCGCAAATCGAAATCAAAGAAACTAGAGGATAGTAGAGGAAAGCCTGCTGCATGTGAACATTGTGGCAGTACATCACATTGGTTTTCGGTGATGGCAAGTGGTTCTATTTGGTGTGATGATTGTTTGGAGTATTACGGATGGGAACATCTAGCCGCAACAAAGGCAGCTACCACGAACGATGGTGGTGTAACTGGTTCAATGAGAAGGGGTGCGAAGCGAAACGCCAACCGCTATCTGGCGCGTTGGGAGGTGAGTGGAAGTCCGATATCTCTATCACCACCAGACAAGGAAGATTGGTAGCTGAATCAAAGTATCAGGCTACAGGTCGTGGCTTTTCCTTTCTTACCAAGACACACAAAACACAGCCAGCAGACATCTATCTTCTTAAACAGAAGACAGGGCCAAACTTTATATGCATTGAAGTCAACAACCCGTTGGCTGAAAAAATAGCGCGATGGCTAGCTGGAGGTGACTAACCATCGCGCCGCGCATTTGGAGGTCTGACTGCGCACGACACAGGATACTTTTATTCTTGATACTGTCAAGGCACACTGCTAGACTATTCGATACGGAGGTCAATATGAAACAGCGTGATCCAAACTACAGGCTGCCGCGCAATCAGGTTATACCTGACAAGCGACAATCTATCATTGAAAGCATGCATGAACAGGAGGTTTTAGATGCGAGCATTGACAACAGAAATCAAAGCCAAAGCACTGGCTCGCCTAACAGACGCAGCTACCAAGCCAATGCTAGTAACGAGCATGATAGAAGATGGCGTGAGTTCATTAGTTCCATTGGAAACTAAACTGAACAAACATTACGAACTTGTCTTCTATCGTATTGACAGAGATGCACCATTACACAGACTACATGAAGCATACGAGATGGTGCAAAAAGCTTTAGTGCCTTTACCTACCAAAGACATTGAAGAGCGTATTACTATGCTTTGTGCGTTGATTACTTTGGCTAAAGACTTCAGCCCAAAGGTGCTTGACATGAAGCGCAAAGCTCTTGCATCTAAGCTGGCAGAATATCCAGCAGACATTGTAATTGATGCATTTGGTTACATCGAGCGAAATGTCAGATTCTTCCCAACATTGGCAGAGTTTATCAACGAAGCTGGCATTGGATGGAAGTCCAAGCCACGGTTCATGTTACGTGATGAGTTGCAGAAATGCATTGATTATCAGGAGGCTGTGTGATAAAATGGATGAAGATGAAGTACAAGAAGATGACGGCCAGCCAAGCTGGGAACAAGAGTGGGAGGATTTTGGCGAAGTCTACGATGACGAGCCAACCTATATATAAATAGATGGAGGTCTATCATGGAAAGAAAAGGTTTTATCGGCGGGTCCGATATGTATTCAATCATGCGCGGCGATTGGAATACGCTATGGCATGTCAAAACTGGACGCACTCAACCAGAAAATTTGAGTAATGAGTTCAATGTACAGCTTGGTATTCGCACAGAATCATTCAACATGGAATGGCTTGCTAAGCGTACTAGCTGGGATGTAATGCCAAGCCCAGACATTATCCGCAAAAAAATATCTGGCGTTCTCTATCAAGCAAGAGCAGATGGCGTAGCTTACGACAAAAATGGCGTAGCTATGATTGTCGAGTGCAAACATACAACAAGCTACCGCAGCATGTCTGATATGTTGGAAGCATATCTACCGCAAGTACATTTGTACATGCGTTTGCATGAGTTGAAGAAAGCTGTGTTTTCCGTCATCTTTGGGAATCTATGGGAATATTGCGTAGTAGACTTTGAAGAAGACTATTGGAAAAATGTCAGCACACAAGCCTATCAATTCTGGCAAATGGTAGAGTCTGACGTTGAGCCAGTACAGAATTATGCCAACAAAGTTGATTGGTCTAACGTCAAGATTGATGGACTTATCAAGCGTGATGCAAGCAAAGACAATCAATTCATGGACGCGGCTCACAGGTTTGTGAATTATTCACAACAAGCTAAAGAACATGAAGCTGCTAAAAAAGAATTAAAGTCAATGGTAAAAGACACAGAACGTGAGGTCTACTGTGATCTATTGACTATCAAGCGTGACAAGCGCGGTGCTTGTCGCATTACAATCCACTCTGACTAGGAGGTAACAATGGCAGAGAAAAAATTATCAATCACGGATGCATTTATTGCATGGCATGCAGAAGAAGTAAAAGCCAGCAAAGATGGCAAGAACCCACACTTTCGTTCAACATATTCTACGTTAGAAGAAGTGATTGCTGCTTGCCGCAAAGCAGGTCAGCATGGCCTGACATTTACACAGCTAATCGATATGGATGATAATGGTCGCATGTTTGTCAAGACTATTGTCATGCATGTCAGTGGCGAAGTGTTGACAAGTCGCACACCCATTGTGTCACAAGACTTGACTAATCCACAAAAGATGGGGTCAGGCATTACTTATGCTAAACGCTATGGTTTGCAAGCTGCATTTGGTCTACCATCAGAAGATGACGATGGAAATAAAGCAGCAGAACCAAAAGTTTGGAAAGAACCAATGCCACACAACACCCCAAAAGACGAACCGTCAGAATACTAGGAGCAATACATGGATAACAAACTTAGCCCAAACAAAGGCAGAGTCTTTCCTATTACAGAAAAAGATGAGCAATACATTGGCAAACCAATCTTGTCAGGCAAGCTCAACATTGAATACTGGGCAAAGCACATTGATGATGCATACGAACCACGTTGTGTGCTGTTCAAGAAAGAGATAAACGGACAGCGTAAACTAGCTGTCTTTATTGAGGTTGGCTTGATGCATGATAATGGTGCCGATGTACCAGAAGGCAAGCCAAACTACGGCGGCAAAATTGGACAGCAAAACATATCCGCCTACAAAAACAAATCCCAGAATGGCTCAGACTACATGGGGCTTAGTGTCTATACACCAAACACAGACACACAGCCAGCAGAAAACAAACAAGTCATCCAGCCAGCAACAGTTGATGGAGGGACAATCGATGACGACATCCCGTTCTGATCGCACAACGACAGCCAACCCATACAAAGCAACGCCCTACAAAGTAGGCATTGTTGTTGAACACTTTGTTGAGTTTTGCTTTGCTGCCCAAAATACAGCAGAAGCAAAACTCATAGCAGAAAACAAACTGCGGAAGTTTAAAAACCCAGCACAACTACGAAGAGCAGTAATAGGCGACATACATTTTATTGAAGTAGAAGAAATTTGATGGCGCAAAAAACCTACACTGCCGAACTTACAAGCAAGCAAGTAAAACTACTGTTGCAACTTACAAAACATCCTGCATTAGCAAAAGCAGTACAGGCTAAACACGTTGTAAACCTACAATCTGTTTGCAGAAGGATAAAAGAAAAATGAATCGTGCAGATATATTATCTAAAGCACATGATGCTGTACAATCAAGAGGCAAAGACTACGGTTCACCAGCAGAAAACTTTGAACGCATTGCAGCAATCTGGTCGGCGTATGCAGACATAGAATTTAGTGTAGAGGATGTTGGCATTATGATGATGATAGTAAAGATATCACGCCTGATGGAAACACCAGCACACGAAGATAGCTGGGTAGATTTAGCTGGCTACGCTGCTATTACTGCCGAAGCGATAGCAGATAGTCAAGATAATCCGCCCCAGCTTGCGGATCAACAAAGCAATGAACCCAATTTGTAGGTGAATCAGATTGAGGGTCTATCAACTGAAAGATAGCTTGTCCAAAGTTTTGTTGATCAAAACCTTTGACCATAGCGTAAGTGTCATGGAATTTATAACCACGACATCTGGCAAGCCACGCTGTACTTTTATTTTCCACATCTTCAATCTGAGCCAAGCCCCAGTTGTGCCTGTGTCCACTTATGTACAACTCGGCATGGTTTTTAAACCTAGCCATTTTGTTTTGGGCGTGAAGCGCATTCCATTGGCTATGGCCCGACATATCGTGAGCCGCGTGTATGCGGCACTGCCGCCCATTTGGAAACCGAAGATTGACTCTAGCCTCCCAATCTTCACGAATGGTGTGACCACTAGCTATCCATTTCAACGGGTCGCCAGCACCAGACCACATGTCATGATTGCCGCCAATGAGAATAAGCGGGTTCATCTCGCCTATCAACCACTCAACTAACTTCCACGCTGTTTTGTGGGATGTGTCCTGTTCGCCGTACAATCGTCCTAGACGGCCAACCCAGTTATTCTGGTAGTCACCTACTGAACAGCCATAGATATGCGTGTGTGAAGCTATTATGGACAAATGATGCCGTAATGAATCCCAATCGCAGTAATTATCATCGATGTGTGGGTCGCCCAGCCATAATAATCCAATAGGATCGTCTGACTGCATATCAACATTATACCATCTTGTCGCATCTTTATGCGCCTTGCGCTTTTGAAAACGCAGATGAAGATGATTAACTATGTCCTCAACAGGCAAATCATCTTCTGGTATTTCTGGTAAGATATATGATTCTTGTTTTAACTTTTGTAGCTCTCGATAGAACTTACTCTTTGACATTCCCAAAGCATCTGCTGCTTTTTCTATTGTGCCAAATTCTCTGTATGCTTCTTCAATGTTATGTTTGCCCATTACATTCTAACATCATGTCACGTAAATGTTTGCCACGATGTCCTACCTGATTAAACCAAAGCGAGTCTTCCATTTCATGTGCGGCTTTATCCCACATGCGATCTTCTAATGCAGCTATAAATTTTTTGAATTGAGAAAACCGAGGCCAGCCCATATTAAATACCATTGATGCAATAACCATTTGCGCTGGCTCTGGCAAATCACGCCACCAATCCATGCGCTCATCAAGTTCCGCAAAAACAATTTTGATATCATCGTCCAGTATAACTTTGGCAGCTTCTGCTGATATTGGCATCATCATGTTATGACCATAGCCAATAGTCGGTACGCCAACTGTGTCATGATACATTTCTAAGCGCAGCCCCTCATGCTGGGCAACGAGTTCTGTAAACTTTGCTATGTTCATTTTTTAAACATCTTTGTTAACTGCTGTACACCAAAAGACGCAGCAAATACTACGCCGACGGCAGTCTTATAAAAATCTGGCATTGTGTCAAGCGCAGCAAAACCACGCTCAACAATATCCTCATTACCAGTAAAGGCTAAAATTAATGGAATACTTACAAGAATTGTTAGCCACTCGTCTTTCCACGATGATGATGAATTCTTTGCTTGTTCAAGATTCCATTCTTGTTCACCAGCAGCAACACGTTTGGCAACAGCAGCTTTAGCTTTCTGTGTTTCAACCTTGCTTTCAACCCATGAACCAGCGATGTTAGCTATCGGTGCTATCAATGCTTGCAACATATTATTTATCCCAATACAAACGCCAAAGTTTCCAACCAACATAAATAATTGACATCACCCCAAGCACTAGCGTTACCCACATATTCAAAGTGGGCAACCAAAGTGGAGCTGATACCCCACCTGTTGCTATAATAATGTCATCGGGCTTCATTATGCGTATGGACTTTCGCCAAGTAAACTTGTATTCCATGCTGCCTTTAGTTCAACAATCGTTGAAGCAGACCCAATAGCAGATGCGGCTGGGGCATCACGCAAAGCGTTCTTCTTTGTCACAGAAGCTGTCTTGGCAGATACGTCATCAGCTTCCATAGCTTTCATGTAAACTACATCTTCTGCCTCAAGCAAAGGCTTTCGCACCTGACGAATTTTTTCTCTAAACAACTCTTTAGCCTTAGTCATGTCTTCAGAGATGACTTTGCCAGACAGCGACCATGCGCCTCTAAAATCACGGTTGCTAGGCATAGATATAACTTCTGCGCTATCTATCTTATTGCCATCTTTATCAACAATATACGTTGTTACAGCCATGTCTTACTCCTATGCTGCTTTGCTTATGCGCCAAGCATTACGCCAGACGCGAGTTTCTGGTAACTGGTCTTTTCTACAAATAACCATCTTTGGGCTGTTGCCCTCATCCCACGTTGTCCACACGGACTGTGGTATGTCCTTTTGAATTAGGTATTCAATTCCTTCTTCTTCGCTCATAGCTTCGACAGGCTCTGTATTGTGCAACAAATACCCTCTGGTATGCTTCTTAAAGTCGGGTTGTGCTTCGTCTTTGGCTAGTTCCCAATAGACCCACACTGGCGGTAAGATACCGCCCTGCATAGCTGCTGCCATCCAGTTAGGGTCTGGTATAAGTATCTTAGCACACTCATCAATGCTATCTTCGTAGACCACACGGTAATCTGACTGATAGGCTTCTAGGTTTTCTTTTGCCCAGCACAGTCTGTCCCATAAGTGTGTGCCTTGAAACTTAGGTGTCTGCATTATGCTAAAGCTCCATGCGCTGTCATTGAGGAGTTAGTGCCAGCTCCATCAGCTAATGCTGAAGAATTGTCGAACTGTCTGTAAGAAATAACCGAGGCTGAATCGTTATCAACAACATCATTGCCTAAAGTGTAATGATTGCCGCCACCAGTTAAAGAGTATCCAGTTGCTGAAGCAAAGGAACTTATTATATTAGCTGCTGCGTCACCATCAGCTGTATCTGTCATGGTAGAGATGTTAAGACTGCTACTAATTGTCGGCGTACCCATAACAAACTGAATCCAAGCCTTCGCACTACCATTAACAACAAATTTTGTGTCGGTAGAATTTGGTATCGTAACAGCAGATCCACCTACTGTTTCAGTAGTAGTCGTACCCTCAATAGTATCCGCTACAATTTTCCCAGCCATTACGCTAAATCCCCAATGGTTGCAGTTGCAGTTATATCTCTGTTAGTGTTGGTTCCAGCTGCGTTAGAAGTAAAAAACTTACAATCACTTGTTGTCATTTCTGCATTGCTCCAAAGCCCCGAAAAAGCAGTTGAAACAGGTAACTCCACATAATCTGCGTTAGCCATGTTATTTGTAAACACTGTTGTCCACGCACCATCACCAGACTCATCTATGAGTGAACTTTTATTGAAGCTGTCATCAAAAGAAGGTGAACTAGCAGTGCCAATAAAATGACCCCATGATTTACACAACCCTTGCTGAAGATTAGTTGTGGTTGAGTTACCTTCACCTGTTACAGCAATAGAGCCAGCAGTGCTTACGCCAATAAGAGCGTTTGCTTTAAGTGTACTCATGCTAAGTCTCCTACAGTCATGCAATACGAGCCATTGTGGTCTTCCAAAGCCCCATTTGAACTACCGTTAGACCCGTAAAAAGTGTTAAACTTAATTGAAGATGCAGACTGAGGACTACCCCCTGATTGGTCTGAATTACTACCGCCCCTAGTAGCTCCTGAATTGCTACTACTACCGTCATTTGTGGTGTTAAAAGAACAAGTTATGATACACTTATCACTAGCACCAGATAATCCGTTAGTATAAGTGCTAGTATAATCACCTTCCGCATTATCAGTCAAAGTGCTCTGATTGAATGATCCATCTGTTGTTTGGTTAACAGCATCATAATTGACCCAATGTTTAGCGGCCTGTTGTTTAGTCAGCGTGACAGGGCTGCTACCATCACTTGCTACGATTGTATCTGCTTTAAGTGTACTCATTTAAACCACCGTATATGTTTCGCCAGAGCCAACCGTAACCGTCACACCACTATTAATTGTTATAGGGCCAGCAGACATAGCGTTTTTGCCATTCGTAATAGTGTAGTTTGTCGTAACCGTCTGACCATTTTCATAAAAGACTTGGTCTGAACCGCCGCCAGTTGCACCAGCCGCTATGCCTGTAAGGTTGCTGCCGTCAATGGCTGGCATTGTGCCTGTAAGATTGGCAGCAGGAATATTCCCTGTGCCAGTAATATTATTGTTATTTAAATCAAGATTACCGCCAAGTTGTGGAGTGGTGTCACTTACAAGGTCTGTTGATACTGTGCCAAAAGATAAATTGCCGCCGCCATCTGTTTTCAAGAACTGACCAGCAGAGCCATCTGATGTTGGATAAGACAACCCATCAAGGATGATTTTTCCAGAACCGTTTGGTGTGATGCTTATGTTGCCGTTCGATGTTGAAACAATCGAGTTGCCATTAACATCAAGATTGCCACCTAGCTGAGGAGAACTATCTGCTGCAACATCAGTTAATCCACTTGCAATGGTAATCCAAGCAGACCCATTGTAACGCTTCAACAAGTTTGTGGATGTATTGTAAAATAAATCACCAACATCTAAACTACTCGTTGGGTCAGATGAACCAACACGATATCGTTCAGCAAAACTGTTTACGCCAGAAATATTTGAGGCAACTGTAGTTACATTGGCATTATTTGTTGCAACTGTTGTTACATTGCTAGATATACCAGCTACTGTAGTTACATTACTAGAAATATTTGCAACTGAAGTAACGTTAGATGCAATCCCAGCAACTGTTGTAACATTACTTGCTACACCAGCTACTGTAGTTATATTTGAAGTTATGTCTCCAAGAGCATCAATTTCTGTAGCAAGATTAGCAAGTGCATCAAGATCAGTAACGATTGCAGATGTTGCCAACGTATTCAAGTCAGCAACCACAGCTGTAGTGCCAAGTATAGCCATGTCAGCAACTGCCTCAGCAGTTCCTAATCTTCCAATTTCGGTTGCTTTTGCAGCAACAGCACCAATATCAGAAGCATCCGCAGCAACAGCACTTACGTCACTGGCAATACCAGCTACAGTGGTAACGTTACTTGAAATGCCAGCCACAGTAGTAACATTAGCATTAATTCCAGAAACTGTTGATATTGCATTTGTTGCTGTTGTCCCATCTTGAATATCTGCAAGTGTGGCTATATCAGCAGACGCAGCAGATACAGTTTGCACATCAGTGATGCTAGGCCCAGCTTCAACAGCACCAGTAGATGCATTAAAAGCAAGAGTCTTACCTTTGCGTGTCGCAACAGCAGGAAGTGTAAGTGTTGCATCAACATCAAAATCAGTAAGACGAAGCGATCTATCAATGTCATCTTTAAGGTCTGCTTGAATAGCAATAACTTTATCTAAAGCAGTATTTAATGAACCAACATTGAAAGGCCCAGAAGAAGGGAAGTCAGTAGTTCGTTCAATATCAATGGAGCGAGTAATAACAATTTTAATATCAGCCCCAGAAGCTGCTGGCACGTTTCCAGTAGTGAAGTGGATAAACCCTGTAGTTCCTGAAGTGTGTGCGACTCTTGAGGTTGCATCATTATTATCAGCCGTTAAATAGTGTGTTGTCAGCGTTTTTAATGTGCCATCTTGATAGACATTCAAATCACCATCATCAAAGAACTCAAACGGCACAGTAAACACTTGTTGCGAATTACCATTCGTAACAGTGTATTCAATCCGTGGATCATTATCTGCTAGATTAATAGTCATTCTAGTCCCCTATCATACAAACTATAACAGCTCTACGCACATTTAATAACGTCCTGTGCCAATCATTAATTCACGCATATCGTTTTTTATCGGCAAAACACCAAGAAACGGCGCAGAATAAAATGCGCCTTGCGCTGCATCATTATAATTACCGTTTAGAAAGTCATTTGCTATTCTATAATAATCCAAACCAAGCCCAACAGGTGCGCCAAATGGTTCTGTCAAGCTATCAGCTAAACGCTCATCAGGGTCAGAAGACACAAACTTTGGCGGTATTACAAAATCTTCTGGATTGTCAGATATACCAGCAGCAACACTTAATCCCATATATCCAAGCTCTCCATAAAAACCAACAAGCCCAGAGTGATCTATGAGTCTAGCCATCATTTCTGGTGAATCTGCCCAATTTTCTTTTGCTCTTCTCCACCAAAATTTGTCTTTAATATTAAGAGAAAGATAGCTTAGACCAATCAAAGCAACTGCACCCTGTAATCTATATCTACGGTCAGGGTCTATAACAGCAGACATTATTTTATTGTTTGCGCCAAAAATAAAATTCATAAATGTAAACGGTAAAGACATTGTGCCAGATTCCATGCGAACCATCTTTACGCCATCAGATGATGCACGCTCATCAATCTCGTACAGTTTAGGAAACTTCTTTCGCATGGCTTGCGTGTATGCATTGTCTTTAATATAAGCAACACCATCCATAATAAGCGGTCTATCAAATGCTTGCCCCATAACAACAGCATTGTCTGCATGTGCTGCTGTTGCAGCTTGATAGCGGCGTAGCATGTCACGCTCTCTAGCTGTAGATGAAGGCCAAGCATCTGTATTGGCTAACAAAAAGTCATCACCTTCAGCGTTCTGTGTTGGCATGTCATTAACATAATTAGCTAGGTCTTCATCAAAGCCATATCTAAATAAATATTCTTTATCTCTTGCGTCTATTGTGCCATCAGCAAGTTGCTTAGATAGACGAATAAATTTATCATTTACAAGTATTTGATCTAAAACCTTAAGAGCAGTTGTAATGGGGCCAAGAAAGTTGGCTGTATAAAAAAACCGATTGCCAATTTCTTGCGTTCTTTCCATGCGCGTTGCTTGTACACGTTTTACACTGTCACCTAACAACTTACGCATAACAACATTGCGAGCCATGTCTAAAGCAACACCAGCATTTCTTGCTTCTTTAAACACTTGCCCTCGTGTAGTTGAGTCAAGAGCAGCCCATGACGCACGCAAAACATCTTTCATACCATGAGACAATATAATAGTACCTAAGTCAGCTATTGCATTAATACCTGCTTCACCAAGATATGTTACACCAGCCCAGAACTGAGCAAACTTTGATGATGCATTATCAAACCTATCAGGATTGCGAACAAGAGAACCCATAACTCTGTCGTATTCACCAGTAAATGCTGCACGTACATCAGCTATTTGTTCTTCAGTATTGCCATTACGACGCATTTCTTTTGCTATATCGCTAAGAACCTCATCTACATCACGACCTTCATAAGCACGATGAAATTCTATCTTACGACCAGCACGTTCTGCATAAGTGTAAAAAACATCCATGTTCTTGACCATAAAGTCATTGATCATGTGTTCATCTATATCTGTTTTGCGCTTACGTAAATGTTTAGAATTGCCAGCGACACCAGTAGGACGAGCATCTTCTAAATCATCAGCAGACTCTTCCATAATTCTACGTAATGTATTAGCAGCAGATTCCTCTGCTTGTTCTGGGGCCATGCCTTTAGCAATATAATGTTTAGTAAAAATATTTTGCAAGTTAGCACGCTCTGTTGGGTCTTTTAATTTTAGCTTGTCGTAATAAATGGAAAACACATAATTTTTGCGTGTAGGGCTATCAAGCAAATCTTGTAATTTGACAATGCGAACATCAATGTCATCCATTTCATCGCCAAGAGTTGCTAACTTGCTCGCTTGTTTTTTAGACTGACTACCGCGTGCTTTTACATTATCTTCAATATCTGCAACAAGTTGAGCCTTTTTAGCTTTAGCTGCTTGTAGTCTAGTAACCTCTGCATTAATTCTTGCATCATCCATAAGCAAACCAACATCACGAAAATCTGCATCAAATTTTTGATAAAAATCTCTAATAAGAGTTGCTGCTTGTTTCTGTTGATTATCCATAGCATTAGCACCAAAACGTGGTGTAGGTGCAGTAGAGTCAATATATTTTGTTATTGTATCTTCAATCCAATTATCAAAGTCTTTATTGAACGGATTAAAATCTGCTGCGTATGCACCAAAAACTTGTCTTGCTTTCTTGCGTCTACCATTAGTTATTGATTGTATATGCAAATCACGAAGACGCTCTTCTAACTGACGAGCAATGCCAGTATATACAAATGAGCGTTGATACACAGATTGTGTGCCACCTTCAGTTCCTTGCCCACGCAAACCAATAGAAGAGTTGTAAGCAAGTTTAGTTAGCTTTTCTTTGATGCCAGCACCCAACCATTTCTTGTTAAGTAGACGTTGTATGGGCGAGCCAAAAGGATTGACTGACTTTGGATTATATTTATCTTCTGGATTGATTTTGAGTTCACCAGTTTCAGAATCAACAAATTGTGCTGGTCTTTCACCTTTTGCATGTTGTCCTGACTTGCGTACAGTAGAGCGCAAGAATGGCATAATGTGTGGCGCACCTTTGATGACTGGCCCTAACGCCGTTGATAGTGCTGTTGTTGCGGCAATATTCCACGCTGCTTCCCATTCCTCATCAGCTACAGCAAATGGCGCACGCCTTGCTTCTGACGCAACACCATAAGCAAAACCAGCAGTACCTAACCTACCAGCAGCAGACAAAGCTGTTGCACCAAGACGAGTTACATTTAGCATAGGAACAAAAGCGGTAAAGAACAGTGGGTCAGCAAAACCAGAAGCAAGACTAGCAGTAAATGCACCACGCTCTAGATTACTACGTCTATCCAAAACATTTTGCACTCTTTGTTCTAAGAACCGCAGATGCTCTAAATCTTTTGCTCTTGCTAAGTCATCAAAGTATGGCAGATACTTATCTTGCACATGGTCTTCAATCTTAAAAGATGGGTCAAAACCTCTTTCACCAAACCGATATTCTTCTTGCACAGTTTCAATAAGAGGCATGTTGTTGTAAGCAACGCCAGAAGAAAATGTCTGCCACCAAGTAGGCGTTGTCTCATAACGCATTTCGTTTGGCACAGGTATAAGAAAATCTTTGCGTGTAGGTTCAAGTTCAATCATGGAACCATCACATCCGGTGTTACTCCACCAGTACCTTGCTGTGATTGCTGATACCTGTCAGCAGCAGCACGCAAATCTGTAATGTGGTCATTCTGTGACTTTTGATAAGCAAGCTCCATAGCTCTAGAAACAGCCATACCACCTACAACAAGCGGTCTGTTGTTGCGCATAATAGGAGAACCATCTGTCTTAACGACATAATAATATGGCATCTGTGTGCCGCCTCGTGGGTCTGGAATCAGCTTAACACGGCCACTCTTTAGCGTAAGTGATGGATCAATAGCATTTAGTGCTGCGTCAACATGTAATTCAAAGGTAGGATAGTATGCACCATATCTAGCTTCTGGCGAATAACGTGATGTTGCATCAGCATCACCAGTTGGTGAATAGATATGTTTTGACTTAGCAAATATCTTATTCTTTGATTGATTTAAAATATCTTTTGTCTTTGCTGAACCGTGTGTGTAAAGCAGAACAGGAATCAAATCTTGGAAGAAAGCTATCTCTTCTCCTGACTTCGCTCCTGTTTTATTCATAAATGTGTCCATAGTATCACTACCCATAATGCGCTTCACCGCATCGCCACGTTCATTAGAAGACATGCGCATAAACTCTGCACGTTTTACAGCAAATGTATTTAAATCCATTGATTGCAACGAGCCTGAGTAGGTACGCAATGCTTCCATCTTTACAATGGTTTGATCATCGAGGCTGCGTGATGTAAACACACCATTCTGGAATGTCATGTTTTCATACAAGCTAAGAAGTTGATCTGCTTTACCTGATGCAATAGCCATATCATACAAAGCATCATCTTCAAAAATATCACGCAACGGCTTTGGCAAAGGCGAATTACTCATTGCAAGTTGTTCTAAGAGTGTCGTCTGATTATCAAAAAAGTTTAAATCAGTGCCAAGTCTATTGACAATATCTGCACCACTCTTAATCCCTTGCTCTTGTAGTAACTGTTCTGAACGAGCGGTAGACAAAACACCACCTGCTTGGAAGTGATTGAGCGACACAGCGTTTTGGAAACGTGTCTTGTTAGTGTTGAATATCTTTTCTCTGTCATTTGCGTATGTACGCAATTCAGTTTTTAATTTACTTCGTACAGCAGCCATATCAGGGTTAGCTGCAAAACTTTGCGTAAATCCTATTTGCTCTAGCTTTTGTCTAGTATCAGCAGGTAAGTCTTGCATTGTTTCTGGTGATTCAAGAACAGATAACATACTACGCAAAAGGTCTTGCTCTTGATTATAGTCAGAATATGGATTCAAACTAATCATATAATCAGCAGCAATTTTACTGGCAATATTTTTTATTCTGCCACCATGATATGCAAGTTTAACTGCGTTACGCAGTTCTGTTTGCTTGCCAAGTTCAAGTCTATTGCCATGCAAATCAATAAACTCATTTATGCTTGCTTCAATTCTTTCGCGAACAACGTCAAGATTTGTTGTTGTTGCAGGGCCTCCTATTTCAGAACCCCCTACAACTACTTCTTGTGACCCAGTATCTGATGCTGCGAGCGCAGACATATATGCTATAGCTTCATCAAGTTCTGCTGCTTTGTTTTTAAAATCTTTTTTCATAGCTGTATCGTATGCTTTGACACGAATATCAGTTAAGTGTTCAGCTATAGTTGGAGCAGATATTTCTTCTATATATGCTTTATATCTTGGATTTAGCTCAGTTGTTTTCTTAACCCAACCGTCCATATCAACATCAAATTGATCTGCTGTAGCAGGGCTACCATCATCACGTACTCTTGCTTGCTTTGCTTTGCTCAACAAATCAAGTTTAATTGCTGTTCC